GTACAATAATTGTTTATTAACATCAATCGTGTATTTCATCCAAATACCAGCACCTGCTTTAGGAGACAATCCTTTCTCAACGGCATAACCATTAAAATCAATAGGTGCATTTTGGTAGGTGCCTGTTTTAATATGCCATTGCTGATCTACACTTTCACCGTATCGAGAAATGCGATTCCTTGTCACAGGAACAATCCATCTATCATGCGTATGTCCGGAGATTACAATGTTTGCATCTGGCAGATACACAGCTTTTCTATTTGTTTGAATGACATCTTTTGTTACGACTCCCCCGCCTCCGTAACCGTGGTGATATGCCATAATTAAAGGCACTTTAGAACCTTCATCAAGGTAGGCATACATTCTACAATAAATATATCCAGAATAATTGCCCTGTGTCATTTCTAACTTTTCGCAAATCTTATCAACTATGCCATACTCAATGCGCTTTTCAACACTTGTCTCATGGTTGCCAGGTGAATAGAAAGCTAAGATAGATTTGTATGGCATTAGAAATTCGACAACATCTTTAATTACTTCGTCAATGTATCTGGCAGAGTTGTATTTAGGATTTAAATCTGCTTTGTTGCTACGAGGATCATATTTACCTTGCATCAAGTCAAGCAAATCACCAAAGATAAATACCGGAGCATTCCTTTCCATTGCAAGGTCAAGGTGTTGCTTTAGCTTCACTCTGTCGCAATGCACACTGTCAAGGTGAACATCGGAAATCAGTAAAAAATACCTATCTTTTTTGTAGACTTGATAGTCCATAAATTGATAAGTATTTGGAAATATTTTTTGTAACATAGTTTTTTTATTTTAAAGGGCGATGTAAATCAATACACCGCCCTCGGCTGCCTAAGGTAGCGATTCCTGCTGCGCCTATAACTTGAAGCCGATAAGGGCAAAGGCTGCCGATATCAATCCTAACTTTGCTGGTAACTTTACTTCTATCTCCTTCCCAGCACATTCACGACTTGTCTCTTTTACCTTGTCCCAAATAATTTGAGCAAGTTGGATGTATTCACGCCAAGTAAATTTAATTTTGTTGTTTTCTAAATGAACATTGATTTCACTTGCAAGTTCTGCAAAGTTCATTGAGTAACAAGCTACGTCGCCCATAGGTGACTTTATTGAGTCTGCATTTTTAAGGGCATCTTTTAAATTAGTCTGCATATTATTTGTTTTTACTTTTTAAAAAATCTAAGAATAATTGTACCAATATTTGTTCCAGTTATGGATTTAATATTTTCGGAAATACTAAACAATTCCGTTACTGCAATGATGAAACTGACAGAATAGGTTATCTGCGATGGAAGTTGGAAAGTAATACTTGCCCCGTGAAAAATCATAATACCGCAGAAATAGGTCACCACCTTTTGAGATGTGCGATAAAGCCCTTTGCTTGTTATAGGCTCTCCCCTTTTCCTTGCCGCCATGATTCCCGTGACTGTGTCGGCAAAAACTACAAAGATTGTAAAAATCAAAAAATGTTTGATGGGTAGAAAAAACGAGAATAGCACTCCGCAGCAAATGGCATACGTTATTTTCTCCCATCCAAGATGCAAAAGGTTGATTAAGGTTGCTTTCATTATTCAAGTTTTATTAGCCTAACATCACCGTCCACGGTTGCAAATTTGCCATCAGCATATTTGTACAAGTCGTATTTAACACCGTTAAAGGTAAAGGATATTTGATTGGTAAATGTGGCTAAAAGCAAGTTGGTTGAAATCGTGTACACTTTTCCGTTGTCAGGATTGAAAATTAAACGCTTGTTGTTGTTTAACTCAATTACTCCATCAATAATTTCACCGTTAAAATTTAACCTCCAGTCTCCCAAAAACTTTGCCGTATCCCTTTGAGCCGTTGTAAAATAGACAGGCTTTCCACTAATTTGAACGTGCAAATCATTTTCTAATTTTATTTGTCTTTCAACTTTGCCCCTTAAAATATATCCTCTTGCAATTTCTGCTATTTTATCCGAAAATCTATTTGCTTCATAAGTTATAAAATTAATTGCATTAATACTATCGCCTAAATTTTGCACATTTTCAATTACGCTATTATCAGAATATTTTGTTTGCGAAACTTGATAATAGATATTTTCAATTTTTCTGATAAAAATAGTATCAGAAACAACTTGTTGACCAAAGGAAAACAAGGGAAAAAATAATAATAAGTATTTCATTTTATTTATTTTCAAGGTTTAAAATTCTTTGTTTTAAGTCATCTATTGTTGCTTGTTGTTCCTTTAATGCTTTAACCATTATAGGAATCAAAACACCGTAGGATGCTTCTAATTTATCGCGATTTACATCTGATACAAGATTAGGAATATTTATTTGAGAATCAATTTGCGCTTGTTGTAATTCTTGGGCAATAAATCCTATTTCACTAATTCCAATTTTACCTCCATCCCTCATATCCCAATCAAAAGATACAGGATTTAATTTTTTGATAAAATCAATGCCATAATTTAAAGGCATAATATTTGTTTTGTCTCTAATGTCTGATAAAGCGGTTATAGTTGTTACTTGAGCTCGAATAGTTGCAATAGAACTATTTCCTAATGTTATAACATTTGAGGCAGTTGCACTTGCACCAACGGCTTCATTCCCGATAAATGTATTATTTGAACCAGTTGTATTACTATTTGTTAATTGTCCAGCTGCTTGATTACCAATAGCAGTATTTGAACCACCATTTGTATTTTCATATAATGCTATATATCCTATGGCTACATTTGATGAACCAGACAAATTACTACCTAAAGTTGCATATCCAATAGCTACGTTAAGAGAACCAGCTGTGTCTAAATAATTGGCAAATGACCCCATTCCAAAATTTCTCTGCCCAGTTTTCATGCCCTGCAAAGCTCTTTGACCTATTGCTGTATTTCTAATACCCGTTGTTGTTGAATTTAAACTTAAATCTCCAATAGCCACACTTTCATTATTATCTGCTAAACCTCTATGTATTTTAACATTTGATGCAGCAATCAATGGACTTGTAAATGTTTTTGTACCTCCTATACTACTTTGGGTAGTTGACAAATCCACAAAATTTTGTGTAGCACTATTAGTTCCCCCATTTGCAATAGGTAATACTCCACTAAATCTACCTGCCCTCCAATAATTTGTAAGCATCGAAGCCGTGTCGCTCGGCAAAAGGTTTAAACGCAACCATGCGTTACTTGTAGCCTTTTTATAATGCCATATTATATTGGTAGTGGTATCAAGAACCATGTATGCCATTGTATCAATGGAAGGCTTTCGTACCGTATCAGTTGCAGCCACGCCCCGCCAAATAAGTCCATCGGCACTTGTCTGTTCACCAAGCGTTATCTTTTGATTGCCATTGCTCGGGTACTGTGCCCATGCAAGGCAAGGTAAAAGGAAGAGGAAAAGGAGTTGTTTCATGTTTATGTTTTTAGTTTAATTAATTGGTACTTCTTTGCATTATTATCCAATTTGTACCATCACTAACAAGTGTTACAGCTTTGTTATTTGTTGGATTTAAAATTGCTGTAACAGGGCTTCCAGTAGGAGCTGATGTAAAAGGTATAATATTTGATGAAGCTGATTGTAAATTTCCCGTACCTGTTTGTCTTAGGTGTAATTCCTTGCCAGGATAAGTTGCAGCATTCGGAAGGGTTAATGTTGTTAAAACACTTGTATTTATATCCTGCCATGTAGTATTTACACTTACTGTAAATGATGAACTTGTAGAATATGCGTAATTACGTTCTAACCAATTAGTTTTTACTCTACCTCCAAATGTACCTGTTGAACCAACATTTAAAGTGCCAGTAGATATATCTACATTACCTGTAAATGTTTTATTACCAGCAAAACTTTGAGTAGTTGTGTTTACTACTCCAGATGCTGCAGCACCTGCATCTGTAATAGTAATATTAGGTGTAGCACCTCCAGATGATGATAATGGTGATGAAGCTGTAACACTTGTAACACCACCTCCCGTTGCACTTAATGTGCCGCTTGATAAAGATAATCCTGTACCTATTGTAACTGTTGCAAATCTATCTGTGGAAGATAAACCTGCAAGCCTTGTAGCTGTGTAGGTGTAGTCTTTAAATACTGCTCTTGCGTTAAATTGCGTTATACCTTCAAATACTTTATCTCCGCTAAATTGTTGTGTACCAGAAGAAGTAACTATTCCAGCCGTTCCAAATGCTGCATCTGCAACACTTATAACCGGTGTAGTTGTACCTGTGGCTACAGATATTGCTCCTGTTCCACTTACACTTGTTACTGTACCATTACCTTTATTATTGAATGTTGTCCAATCAGTAGAAGTTAAATAGCCATTTCTACCACTTGTTGCACTTAACAATTCAATTGTAGGTGTAGTAGTTGTATTTGTAATTGACAATGGATTACCAGCCGTGCCAGATGCTGTAACACTTGTCACAGTGCCTGCTCCTATGTCACTTCTAAAATTAGCCGCACTCCTTGCATCAACTGTATTGTCAGCGTTAAAGCGAGGGAAGGTAATGGCAGATGGATTGGTTAAAGTAAACATTGATTGTCCTATGGTTGTGCCTCCTAAACTTGTCCTTCCTGTCGCTGCTACAAGTCCTGTGCTGCCTCCATCCCATTTTAATCTATCTGTAAATGCTGTGTTCCAATTACTACTATTATTTGTTATACTTGTTGTCCATGTTGTGCCTGTGCTTAAAGCTATGCCTGCCTCTGGATAAACTGGATTGCCTTGCGCAGAGGAAACCGAGCCAATGCCAGAGACTGTAACTAAGGTGTAATTTTCACCAAGTTTAAAAGATGATGCTGCAACTACAACCTTGTTTGTGTCAATGATGCTGAATTGGTCATTTAATAACAACTGCCCATTGCGGAAGAGGAGGATAAACTGCCGGAGTTGGATTGGAAATTTACTTGTCACTGTCCAGGTTAATGTGTCTGTTGTGGCAGGTGTATATTCTTGTTTAAGTATCTTTATTGTATCTCCTCCTATTTCAACTGCTACAATGCTATCTCTAACAAAGTCATACACTGTGGAAGTATCAACTGTTAATGTGCCAGTAGTTGTTATAGGCCCACCAAGTAAGCCATAGCCACTGCCTACACTGGTAACTGTGCCGCTACCTCCTGAGTATTGTGGTATATTTAAAGTAGAACCTACTAAAGTAGATGCGCCACTTGTACCGGTAGTAGTTAATGTTATATTATTCTGCTTTGTCGCAAACCTTGTAGTAAGGTTAAGTAAAGTAGTATCAGTTAACTCCATCATTACCGTAAGGTCTGCGGAGACTGTGCCTGTGGTAGTAATTGGATTAGGGCTAACTGTTATGCCAGTGCCACCAGAGATGCTTGTTAAACTGCCCGATCCACTACCACCGCCTCCACCACCACGAGGAAAGATTACTGTGTAATTTTCACCTGTTTTAAATGATGCTGCCGCAATAACTACTGTTGTTTTAGTTGGTACAGTGTATTGATTTGGTAATAAGATTTGACCATTTCTATACACTTGTAAAGATGTAGTATCATTTACAACTAATGTATCGCTTTGTGTCCAAGTCAAAGTTGAGGATGATACATTCCTAAATTCTTGCCTTGCATAAAATCTGCCTGTTGTATCTGCATAGGCTTTAGTGGCATAGTTAGCAAGCATTGAAGCCGTGTCGCTTACCAAAAGTGCTGCCGTTGTATCTCTCCATAATCCATCACTACTTTTATAATACAAAGAAGCCCTGTCAACTGGTGATGTAATTTGAACATCGTGAAGCTCATCCAATTCCTGTCCATTCCTTATTTTTACAAATACTTCTCCACTCCCAGCATTACTCTTAACACATACGCCAATGTAAACACCATGTATAGGTGCCTGTGGTTTAGTAGATGTCAGTGCGCCTGCTGTCGTGCCAGATAAATAAACGGCTGAATCAGCTGTTAATGCAGATGTATTTATATTTGTTATTAATCCCTCTGTTATAATATATCCACTTTGATTGTCTGCAATACTTTCCGCAACAATGCCAAAGGTATTAGCCGATGTCGGATCACTTGTCGCAATGGCTTTAGCCACTGTTATCCTGTTGCCCTGGCTACCAGATAAATAAACGACATCACCTTTATTAAGTGTTGCTCCCGTGCGATTGTTTACACGTTGGTGTAATTGCTGACCAATAACATTAGTAACATTCCCACCTTTTAAACCTTGTATCAAAGAGCCTTGCGTATCATTATATTCTACCTCTCCCACTCCGACTGTGCCATCCTTTGCCGTGTTAAAGGTGATGGAATCAAAGGGCATCGTCAATCCTCCTCCTGCACCGGTAATAGCTGCCCAGGCACCTTGTTTAAAAACATATAAAGAGCCGCTGACAGAGTCAAGGATAAGATAAGCCTTTACGTTTTTATCTGCATAGCTTGTTGGCTTTGTCACAGTGTCTGCGGCAGTGCCTCTCCACACCAAGCCGTTGCCACTGGTTTGCCAGCCTAATCTTTGCTTATTGCCTGTAATAGGATAGGGAATTGAGTCAATCGAAGCGTACGATATTCCTGCAACAAATGCAAAAGCAATAACAAGGCCTTGCCGTTTGTTGCCTATTTTATTAATGACCTTCTTCCCGACGCCAAGAAGCAGTTCACGGAACAAGGTAAGGGCAATGTCGCCCATTGCTTTTAAAAACTTTCTTTCTTTCTTCGGTGCTTTTATCTCTTCCATTATATTATGTTGATTGCAAAGACAATATAATTACTGCCATCGTAATGTGTATTAGCATCTATTGTAATAGTAGCAGGTGCCGTAATACTATATTGACTATCTATTAATTTCTGGCCATTCTGGTAAACATGAATAGAGGCATTTAAGTTAGTAACTGGCAATGTGCCATTGTTCTGTGTCCATGTCAATACATTGGATGAAGCTGCGATAAATTCTTGGTTAAAAATAGAAACGGCAGAGCCATTGACTGTCACATTGTTTATTGTTTCTGTGACATTATTATTTACCACTCCACCACTTCCGGCATTGTTTGCCACCTGGTCAAAGTCACGAGGTTTAGATAATACTGTGCGTTCTGTATAGTTAGGCATCTAATTCTATTTTAAAGTAATCACCTTGCCAAATCTCTGTTTTTAAATCAAGGCTGCCTCTTTCAAAAACGTAATATCCAGAGGAATATTCTATAACCTTATGAGGAAGGTAAGGATTATCTACACTAAGATTTTGGAATGGCATATCTACCATGCGGAGCTTCGGTGTAAGTTGTCCTCGGATCACTTCGTTCACTAATAGCTGTGTCACATTATTAAAGCCCGATCCGCTGCTTACATCCCAACTGCTACTATTTTCATAGGTACCAGATTCTAAAACTTTTAATCCTCCATCTGTTGTTTTACTTGGCCCATCACCAATATATGTATCAAGGCTAAAAATTGTGGAAGATTTATCGTCATTGTCAGAGCCGTATTCAAGTATGTCACTTTGCCCGGAGACTGCACCGGTAGGAAGAAATTCAAGATAATTACTGCTTAATAAATAAGATATTGTAAAGTTTGATATTATACTTGATCCTGCCTCGTTGCGCATTGATTTTAATCGCATCTCCCAAACATACTCTGCACTTTCTGGAATGTCTAAAGTATCAAATGTGATAGTCTTATAAGCAACAAAAG